AGATTGTCTCTTTCTGGTACTCCTCTGAATGAATCATTAGTGTCTCTTCATCAGATTCTTCCCAACTTTCAAAAAGATAATAAACTACAAAAAGTTCAATGTATTGTTTTGACTGATGGAGAAGCAAATCATCTTCCATATCATTATGAAGTGCAGAGAAAATGGGAAAAAGAACCATGTATGGGAACTCGTCGTATGAATCCAGAGCAATCATTTATCCGTGATCGTAAGTTAGGAACTACCTATAAAATCGGATATGACTATCATAATTTTACTGATGCTATGATTCGTAATCTGAAGGATAAGTTTCCGACAACAAACTTTATCGGTATTCGTGTTCTTGCTCCTCGTGATGCAAACAATTTTATTCGTCTTTATCAACAATATGGTGATAAAGACTTTGATAAACTCCACTCTGATTGGAAAAAACAAAAGAGTTTCTGCATTAAAAACTCTGGATATGATGCTTACTTTGGAATGTCTGCAACTGCACTTGCTCAAGATACTGAGTTTGAAGTTGCTGAAAGTGCCACTAAATCTCAAATCAAATCTGCATTTGTTAAATCTCTAAAGACTAAGAAACTAAATAAAAAAGTTCTTGGTGAATTTATTTCATTGGTAGCATGAATTGGAGAGAAATTGCACTTGCTTCTGAATCTGATCCAAAGGTTCAGAAGGTTCTTAGGGAAGGTCCTAAGAAGTTGACAGATGCTTGGATGCTTATGGCAATGAAATTCAAGTATGGACGGTACGCAAAGTGACCATAGGGGGTGCCAAGCATCCCCTTTTTGCTCTATAATAACTTCAGTTGAAACAAACAACCCACCTCATGTCTCTCTCAATCGACTACATCAGTTCCTCCCTCAAGAATCTGTACGGCACTAGCATTACTTCTGCTGATGTCCGTGCTTGGTGTGCGATGAACGACACTACCTATCAAACTGTCTCCAAAAAACTTGAGCAGTTTAAAGTTGGTCGTGGCAAATGGAATCTGACTGTGCAAGAAAAACTAGAACAAACTTATCAGGCCCCTCCTGCAATGCCTGCTGTTGAGCAAAACCTTATCCCACAAAAAGATGATACCTTCGTCAAGTTTGGTAATTTTGGTGACATTAAAAAAATTATCCAATCCCGCCTATTCTATCCGACTTTTATCACTGGGCTTTCGGGTAATGGTAAGACGTTCTCGGTGGAGCAAGCGTGTGCTCAACTGGGTCGGGAACTGATTCGTGTCAACATTACGATTGAGACTGATGAAGATGATCTTATTGGTGGATTCCGTTTGGTTAATGGTGAAACCGTTTGGCATAATGGTCCAGTCATCGAAGCGTTGGAGCGCGGTGCGATTCTATTGCTTGACGAAATTGACCTGGCTTCCAACAAAATTCTTTGCCTTCAATCTATCTTGGAAGGAAAAGGTGTCTTCTTGAAGAAGATTGGTAAGCATGTTACTCCTAAGGAAGGATTTAATGTGATTGCCACTGCAAACACTAAGGGTAAAGGCTCTGATGATGGACGATTTATTGGCACTAATGTTCTGAACGAGGCATTCCTCGAACGATTCCCTGTGACCTTTGAACAGTCTTATCCAACTCCTGCAACTGAACAGAGGATTCTTGAAGGTATTGCTCTGGATTTGGGTATCGAAGAACGTGACTTCTGCAAGAGACTGGTGGACTGGGGTGATATTATCCGCAAGACTTTCTATGATGGTGGTATTGAGGAAATTATCAGCACCCGTCGTCTCGTTCATATCATTCGTGCTTACTCTATCTTCCAAGATAAAGCAAAGGCAATTCAAGTTTGTGTGAACCGTTTTGATGACGAAACTAAGCAAGCATTTTTGGAACTTTATGATAAAGTTGATGCGGACTTTGTGATGCCATCGGAAGATTCTATTGACACAATCAAATCTGCTTGATATAATATTTGGAGGTTATTATGACTTTTCTTATGAGTGAAAATTTTGAAGACAGGTATGAGGATGGAATCTCACTTGATTTTAGTTCTCTTCCAGAAATGACAATCTCTGGAGGAGAATCCTCAGATACAATTAGTGTATATGGAGCAAATGACGTTCTTGGTGGTTTTAGTATGATTTACGGATCTCAGGGTTCGGATACTATTAGTTTTGATACAAATCAAAATAAGACTGAACTTAATTTTCAAAACACAAATGGATTTTGGAAATATAATGAAGACAAAATCTTGAAAGAGATTAAGGAATATCTTGGAAGTACTTATAAATCTCACTACACTTCTCAAGAATCCAAAACTCAAACTCTTGATTTAATTGAGAGTATTGGTGATGCAGAACCATTCTGTCGCAGTAATGCAATCAAATATCTTTCTCGTTTTGGAAAGAAGAATGGTAAATCAAAAATGGACATTTTGAAGGCAATTCATTATTGTATTCTTCTCTATCACTTTGCTGGCCTTTGTAATGAAAATTCGCAACCCTATGAAACTCTCCGATAAAACTTTTTCTGTTCTTAAAAACTTTTCCTCTATTAACCAGTCGATTCTGTTTAAGCAGGGGAATAAACTTCGCACTATTAGTGTGATGAAAAATATTCTGGCAGAAGCAACTGTTACTGAAGATTTTCCAAAAGACTTTGGTATCTATGATCTCAATCAATTTTTGAATGGTTTGGGATTGCACAAAAACCCAGAACTTGATTTTGCGAATGATGGATATGTAATTATTCGTGATGGTAAAATGAAATCCAAGTATTTCTTTGCCGATCCGAATGTAATCATTACTCCTCCAGAAAAAGAGATTAGTCTTCCATCAGAAGATGTTTGTTTTGAACTTAGCACTGAACAACTTGATCGACTTCTGAAAGCATCTGCAGTTTATCAACTTCCTGACATTTCTGCAGTTGGTGAAGCAGGAATTGTAAAACTTGTTGTTCGTGACAAGAAGAATGAAACATCTAATGACTTTTCAATTGTTGTTGGCGAAACAAATTCTGAGTTTGTGTTTAACTTCAAAGTAGAGAATATTAAGATTCTTCCTGGAACTTATGAAGTAGTTGTGTCACAAAAACTTTTGTCACGATTCCAGTCCAAGAATCACGATCTCTGCTATTATATTGCTATGGAGCCTGATTCAACTTTTAACGGATGAACATCTTTGTCACATCACCGTGTCCTATAAAATCTGCTCAGGTACTGCCTGACAAGCATATCGTTAAGATGCCTCTAGAGACCTGCCAAATGCTCTCTATCGTGGCATCAGACAAGTGGGGACACGGATTCGGCACTCTTCCCAAAGCAAACGGTACTCCCTATGCTACGGAGAAGGGTGCTTTTCGTAATCATCCTTGCACTATTTGGGCAAATGAGTTTGTAAACAACTGGCAGTGGTTGATTGCACATGGATTTGCTCTTTGTCAAGAGTATGCAGCACGGTATGGTAAAGTTCATACTTGCTTTAAAACTCTTCTTGCTGCAAGAGAAATCTTTCCAACTGCAGATCCTCAAGGACGTAGTGGAAAAGAAACAACACCATTCGTTAGAGCTATGCCTGACGAATACAAACTTGATACAAGCATTGATACATTCACTGCATACAAAATGTATATTGCATCTAAACCTTGGGTATGTAATAATTATATTCGCCTACCACATCGTAAACCTGATTGGGTATAAATTATGAGTCGTGATGAGTTCCTTTTCGTTGAAAAATATCGTCCAAAGAAAATTGAAGATTGTATTCTTCCAGAACAAACTAAAAAAACTTTTCTTGAGTTTGTGAAGAAGGGAGAAGTTCCTAATCTACTTCTTGCAGGTCCTGCAGGATGTGGAAAGACTACTGTAGCAAAAGCACTTTGTAATGAACTTGGAGTAGATTTTTATGTCATCAATGGATCCGACGAAGGTAGATTCCTTGATACTGTCCGAAACAATGCGAAAAACTTTGCTTCGACCGTATCGCTTTCGTCAACTGCTAAACACAAAGTCATCATCATTGATGAAGCAGACAATACCACCAACGACGTTCAACTCCTCTTACGGGCGTTTACTGAGGAATTTAGTAACAATTGCAGATTCATCTTCACCTGCAACTACAAAAACAAAATCATCGAACCTCTCCACTCAAGATGTGCAGTCATTGAGTTTTCCACAACCTCAAAAGAAAAACCAAAACTTGCCGCAAGTTTCTTCAACCGTCTCAGGACTATACTTGAGACAGAGAGTATCGAATATGATCAGAAAGTTCTTATCGAACTGATTCAAAAGTATTATCCTGATTGGCGTCGGGTTCTGAATGAGTGTCAAAGGTATTCTTCAAGTGGAAAAATTGATAGTGGTATTCTTGCAACTTTTAGTGATGTAAAAGTCAATGATCTTATCAAAAATCTTAAAGAGAAAAATTTCCCCGAAGTCCGCAAGTGGGTTGTTAATAATCTTGATAATGATTCTGGGGTACTTATGCGTCGTATTTACGATGCTCTTTATGATGCCCTTGAAAACTCTAGCATTCCTGCTGCTGTGCTTATTATTGCTAAGTATCAGTACCAGATTGCATTCGTGGCAGATCAGGAAATAAACCTTCTTGCTTGTCTTACTGAAGTTATGGTGGAGTGTAATTTTAAATGAAAGCATTGAAGACCCCATTAAGATATCCAGGTGGTAAATCAAAAGCAATTAAAACTCTTTCTCAGTGGTATCCTCAAGTTATTTCTGAATATCGTGAACCATTTTTGGGTGGTGGTTCTATTGCAATAGATGTGACAAAATCAAATCCAGATATTCCTGTGTGGGTAAATGATCTGTATGTGCCTTTATACAACTTTTGGGTACAACTTCGAGATCGTGGTCAAGACCTCTCTGAAAATGTTAGGGAGCAGAAAGAGAAGATGCTTGAGAGTGGCACTCAGGAAGAGAAAGATAAGTTTGCTAAAGAACTATTCAATAAGTATTCTGCTGAGATTGATACATACGATGGATTCCAGAAAGCAGTTGCTTTTTTTATTATGAATAAGTGTAGTTACTCTGGTTTAACTGAAAATAGCACTTTTTCACAAACTGCTGCTAATTCTAATTTTTCTTTAGTTGGTGCAGATAAACTTGCTCAGTTTTCTGATCTAATTAAGAACTGGAAGATTACTAACATTGATTACTCTGAGGTAATGAATTCTGATGGTCCTGAGAATACTTTTGTATTTCTTGATCCTCCTTATGACATCAAAGATTTTTTATATGGAAAAAATCGAGAGATGCATAAGTCATTTGATCATGAACAATTTGCACAGAATGTATATAAATGTCCACATAAGTTTATGATTACATATAATGTAAATGATCGACTTCTTGAGTTGTATAAAGACTATTATCTAGAATATTGGAAACTTCGTTATTCTATGGTTCATCGTGGAGATAAAAACACTCAAGATAACGTAAAAACAGAGTTATTGGTTACAAATTACTCACTGACTCCCTTGACACCTTTAGAGGAAGAATTGTGGAACTGAAAGACTGGTTGAACTCGATTAACTTTACAAAAGAAGATTTATCTGAAAATATTAAAGATTATCCTCCATATATCATTAATAGATGTTTATCTGGTCACCTTGATTGTGTTCTTTTTGTAAATGAAATGAATCTTAATCATCACTTGGATAAAGATTTGCAATATTCTTTTTTTCTAAATACTCTTAGGAAACGGAAGAGATTTTCTCCCTGGCTCCGAAAGGATAAAGTCACAGACTTAGAATGTGTAAAACAATACTATGGATATAGTAATGAAAAAGCATCTCAAGCACTGAAAATCCTGACAAAAGAACAGATTAACTTTATTAAAAAACGACTTGACATTGGAGGATTAAAATGACTACTACGGTAGAACCTACAGTACAATGGTCTCAAGACCAAATGGTGGAGGTAATTCTTAATGAACCAGATGACTTTCTTAAAGTCCGTGAAACTTTAACTCGCATCGGAGTTGCATCAAGAAAGGAAAAAAAACTCTATCAATCTTGTCATATTCTACACAAGCAGGGAAGATACTTTATTGTTCATTTTAAAGAGTTATTTGCTCTTGATGGTAAACATGCAAATCTCACTGTGAATGATGTGCAAAGGCGTAATCGTATCGCACGACTTCTTGCTGATTGGGGATTGATTACGATTGTTAAAGAAGACTCTGTAATGGATATTGCTCCTCTCAATCAAATTAAAGTTCTTGCTTATAGAGATAAAAACGATTGGATTCTTGAGCAAAAATATAACATTGGTAAGAAAGGAAAGGTACAAGAAGCAGAATAAATAGTAGTGTGCCATTTTTGCGACACTTTACAAAAGTCGCATCTCCCAGAGACCTCTTGACAGAGGTCTTTTTTTGTGTCATAATACATCTGTTGACTTACTCAACTGATTATGACCACTACAAAAAATGTATTGAATGTTCTGCCGTTCAACCCCAAAAGTGATGTTTATGATTGTTTCAAAATAGACATCACTCCAAAACAAGCACAACATATCCTTGATTATTATAATAAGGATAATCGTAAGATCTCAAATTCTCAAGTAAATAAGATCTTTAAAAGTATTGAAAATGATAATTGGTTACTTGATGGACAACCAATGACTTTCAATACTGATGGGAATTTGACCGAGTTTCAGCATCGTTTGGTAGCAATTACTAAGTGCCAAAAAGATCGCACATTCCCTGTTATTGTCGTTGTTGGTGTTCAGCCCGATTGTTTCAGTAAGACTGCAACAAACAAAGCACGTCAACCTATTGATGAAATTCAACGTAAGTACGACAAGGGAACCAAAGATGAAGTTTCTATTCTTGGTGACATTCTAAAGCGCCGCAGGGGTGAAAGACTAAAAATTCAGAATGCTATTGTCAGTTATGAGAACTGGTTTAAGAACATTTCTAACTCCATTAGTATTAGAGGAGATTTTGAGAATGTTGTCAGTAAGTTTTCTCTTCAACGCAAGACAATTGCTGCATTTATTGCACTCTCTGAGCGTTATGGTTACTTGAATGAGTGTAAGACTTTCTTGGAACTTCTAGACGGAGAGTTGGAAGATGATGCGGATACTCCTATATCTACAGTTTCATTTGAATTCTTAAAGTTCTGGAATCACACTGCTGTTGATTTGAGTAACGAAAAAAGGATGGATGTGCTTTATTCTCTGCTTTGTGTATCGCTTGATCGTATAATTATGCGTGATGATGGTATGATTTCTCTGGACGTTTCATCTTCTGATCTAGAGCATGAAAACATGGAAAACCAAGGAGTTTATCGTAAGTTTCTTGCCTAATAACCGAACAAGAAAGTGCGGGATTCAACATCCCGTTTTTTTATGTTTCTTGTATAATTAGTATTGGATGCCGAAAGGGTCCACACAATCAAACCTCGCTTAAAAAGGAGTTACTAAAATGACTAACCTGGCAAGATATACTGCTGCCGATCTTCCACAGTTAATGGATAGAATCACTCGTAATAGTATTGGAATGGATCAATACTTTGATCGTCTTTTTAATCTACATGAGACAACAACGAATTACCCCCCATACAATCTAGTCCATGTAAGTAATGTCGAATCTCGTTTGGAACTTGCACTTGCTGGTTTTAAAAAGAAAGAAGTCAATGTCTACACACAAGATGGTAAACTTTTTGTCGAAGGGCAGAAAGAAGACAAAGAAACAGAAACTAACTACTTGCACAAGGGTTTGGCTCAACGGTCATTTACACGAACCTGGACACTCTCTGATGACACGGAAGTTAGATCAGTTGATTTTGAGGATGGGCTTTTGACAATTGTCCTTGGAAAAATTGTTCCTGATCATCATAAAAGAAAAGATTGGTTCTAAATAATTTTGGGCAATCCCAAATATCGTCGCCGCAGAGGGGCAACTGGCAAAAACCAGTTGACACCCCTCTCTTTTTTTGGTAAAATACTTAAAGGTATGAGAGTAAAATGACTGTAAAACTATCACTACTAAAGTCTGGAGAAGATGTAATCGCAGACATTCAGGAAATGGTTGTTGGTGAAGATGAAAACCAAAGAGTTGTTGGATATTTCTTTGAAAATCCCTGTATAGTAAAGGTTCTTGCAAAAACACTTGACGGTGAAACTGGTGAGACTAAAACTCCATGTCAATTGCAATTGACTCCATGGATGCCTCTCACAAATGATTCTAAAATCCCACTTCCAAGTGATTGGGTTGTTACTATGGTTGAACCTATTCCTCAATTGAAAGAAATGTATGAAAATGGAGTAAAAAATGCAAAAGACAATCAAGATTCTATCGTTGATAAACAATCTGATTCTGATCAGTGAAATTGAAGAAGTTGGTGCTGATATTGGAGAACCTGATTGCAAATTAATTGATCCGTTTGTAATAAGAAACGACCAAACATTAGAACCATTTCTTTATGGATATACAAAACAAAATACTTTTATGATGAGTTCTGATAAGATTTTGACACTTGCAGATCCAACACCTACACTATTAGAAAAATACCAGGATTTGATTAAAGAATGAGATTTTACACGAATGTTCAGATGATTGGAAACCAGTTTTTGGTTCGTGGAGTTGAAAATGGAAAACGATTTGAAACAAGAGATGAATTTTTCCCAACATTATTTGTAAAAACCAAAAAAGATACCAAGTTCCGAACATTGAGTGGAGAACCTGTAGAAAAAGTAAAACCTGGAACAGTTAGAGACTGTCGAGAGTTTTATAGTAAATATGATGGAGTTGATGGATTTGAGATCTATGGAAATGATCGTTATATCTATCAATATATCTCAGACAAATATCCTGAAGATGAAATTAAGTTTGATATTAAACAGATTAAACTTGTAACTCTTGATATTGAGGTTGCATCAGAAGAAGGATTCCCTGATGTTGAATCTTGTAGTGAAGAAATTCTTGCAATTACAATTCAAAATTATGCAACCAAAGAAATTATTACTTGGGGAGTTAAATCATTCAATAACAAACAAAAGAACGTAACATATCACCAATGCTCATCAGAGTATGATCTTCTCAATTCGTTTATTAATTATTGGATGATTGATGTTCCTGATGTAATTACTGGATGGAACATTCAGTTATATGATATTCCATATATTTGTAAAAGATTAAATCGTGTTCTTGGTGAAAAACTAATGAAACGATTTTCTCCTTGGGGATTAGTTTCTGAAGGAGAAACATTTCTTCAAGGACGTAAACATACAACTTTTGATGTTGGTGGAGTAACTCAACTTGATTACCTAGATCTGTATAAAAAGTTTACTTATAAGGCGCAAGAGTCTTATCGTTTGGATTACATTGCAGAAGTAGAACTTGGACAGAAAAAGTTGGATCATAGTGAGTTTGATACTTTTAAAGATTTTTATACTCAAGGTTGGCAGAAGTTCATTGAATATAACATTGTTGATGTGGAACTTGTTGATCGACTTGAGGATAAGATGAAACTTATTGAACTCGCATTGACTATGGCATATGATGCTAAAGTTAATTATGGTGATGTATTTTACCAGGTGCGAATGTGGGATAATATTATTTTCAATTATCTTAAAAAAAGAAATATTGTAATTCCACCTAAAAATAAGCAGTCAAAGAGTGAAAAGTATGCTGGTGCATATGTAAAAGAACCAATTCCTGGAAAGTACGAATGGGTTGTGAGTTTTGATTTGAATTCTCTATATCCTCATTTGATTATGCAATACGCAATATCCCCAGAAACTCTTGTGAGTATTAATGAGGTTAATGTGAGAATTGCAGAATTGGAAAAAATGCTGTAGAATATTCTTACATTATAAATAATAAAGTGTGGATAAAACTAAATGCAACCAAAATTTAATATAACAAAAGAACAACTACATCAACTTTATATTATTGAAAACAAAAGTCGTAAAGAATGTGCCGAATTTTTTGGATGCTCTGATCCACTCATAAAACAAAAAATACAAAAGTTTAATTTACAAAAACCTAAACATTTAGAGAATAAAAATAAAGAAAGAAAAGAAGTTCTTTATTGTGAAAATTGTGGATCTGAATTTATGGTTAGTAGATTTAGAGCAATAAATGAAAAGTGGAAACTTCGGTTTTGCTCTCATTCTTGCTCTACAAAATTTAGATATTTGGGTGAGGATCATAAGAGGGCCGTATTAAATTCTGTTGCTGCTCGTAGGAGATGTAGGATGAGAGATGCTTTTGATGAAACTGCGGATCAACAAAAAATAAATGAAATCTATTGTGAGGCAAAACGTCTAACAGAAGAAACTAACGTTCCACATGAAGTAGATCACATTATTCCAATTTCTAAAGGTGGAAAGCATCACGAAGACAACTTACAAATTATTACTATGAGTGAAAATCGCAAGAAACATACTAAAATTGTGGAGTCATAAACGATGTTAAATGATTCTTTGTTTATGTCTAATAAAGACGATTGGGAAACTCCAAAAGATTTGTATGCTAAATTAAATAATGAATTTAATTTCAATCTTGATCCTTGTTGTAGTAAAGAAACTGCTAAATGTATTTCTTTCTATACAATAGAAGATGATGGATTGTCCAAAAACTGGGAAGGTAATGTGTTTATGAATCCTCCTTATGGGAGAGAGATAGTAAATTGGATTAAAAAGGCAAAAGAAGAATCTGATAAAGGTGCTACTGTTGTTTGTCTTGTTCCAGCAAGAACTGATACAAAATGGTGGCATACTTATTGTATGAAATCCGCAGAAATACGGTTATTGACAAGAAGATTAACATTTGAGGGTGCTAATAACAAAGCAACATTTCCTGCTGCTATTGTTGTGTTTAGACAGGGAGAAAATAACCCAACACTAAAAGCACAATTAGTATAAAAAAATATATGAGGTAATAGTATGTGGAAAGATGTTCGTCAAATGTCTCCCCAAGAAATTAAAGAAGAATTGGAAGCACTTAAGAAAGTAAGAGAACTTTCTAGTCAAGTAAGTGTTGATAAACTTCTCAATCAAAATTTGGATTTAGAACCTTTAAAAAAGGTAAATCTAACTATGACTGCAAACGGGGCAATATACCATAGGATAAATGGATTTCTTCCTGAATTGATGGATAAGATGTATGGTGATCGTGTCATCTTCAAAAAGAAAATGCTTGCAGCAAAACAGCAGTATGAGAAGACTCCTACTAAAGAACTTGAAAAGGAGATCGCCAGATGTAACAACATTCAAATGGCGAAGAAGATTTCTCTTAATTCTGCTTATGGTGCTATTGGTAATCAATACTTCAGGTATTACAAACTAGAAAATGCAGAAGCAATTACTCTATCTGGACAGGTTTCAATTCGTTGGATTGAAAACCGAATGAATCAGTATCTAAATAAACTACTTAAGACTGATAATGTTGATTATGTTATTGCTTCTGATACTGATTCCATTTATCTTCATCTGGGTCCTCTTGTTGACAAGATATACAAAGGAAGAGAGAAAACTACTGAAGGCGTTGTCAACTTCCTTAATAAGATCTGTGAAATGGAACTTGAAAAGTATATTGAAAGTTCTTACCAAGAATTGGCCAACTATGTGAATGCATATGAGCAAAAAATGCAGATGAAACGTGAGAATATTGCTGATCGTGGCATTTGGACTGCTAAGAAGAGGTATATTCTCAATGTTTGGGATAGTGAAGGTGTTCGATATGAAGAACCTAAACTTAAGATGATGGGAATCGAAGCAGTCAAATCTTCTACTCCTGCACCTTGTCGCAAGATGATTAAAAGTGCTCTTAAATTGATGATGAGTGGCACTGAAGATGATGTAATTGATTTTATTGAAAAAAGTCGAAAGGAGTTTAAAAATCTTCCACCTGAGCAAATTTCATTTCCAAGATCTGCATCTGATGTAGTAAAATATAAATCTTCATCAGACATTTATA